TAATAAGGGGTAGTTATGCAGAAATTGGAAAACGCTTTTTTTATCGTCGTTATGGCGGCTTTGTTTTTTATGAGCGTCTTCGTCCTGTGGGGAGTTTTAGGATTATGAAACGCTTTTTAATGGCCGTCTTTTTGGCGGCTTTTTGTTTGCCTGTTTTAGCGGCAGATGAAGTGGATGGCAGTAATTTGACTGCGGATGTTAATGCCTGTGATTATGCGCCCGCTAAAGGAAAGTTATATACGACTAAAAAGGGTAAAACTATTGATTGCCGCCCATATTATGTAATGAGTCTATACGGTTATCAGGGCAGTGAAGGCAATGTGTCTATGGGCATGGATCCAAAATCTATGTGTCAGGGAACTATCTATTATTGTGACTATATAGGCAATGGAAAATTTAAACGTAAGCCTATTAATTTGTCTTATGTAGGTAACCAATGCCAAGACGATCATAAACTTATTGGTGTGCGCTTCGAAGCGGTTAACGGCTCTTATGCTGCCAGCAAAAGACTCGCATCCGGTCGCCTTTCCCATCAATGCCCGGATGAAGAAAAACCCAAACCTGATGACAGTAAAAAACCCGAACCCGATGACGG